ATCGATTTCCATTGATACATATTCAGACAACATTGAAGTCAATTCAGCTTCAGCATCAATTGAATGGTATGCATTTAAATCTTGTGCAAATTCTGGAGTCCATACTGCTTTCAACTTACGTGTTTTAGCAACGATTGGCTCAGACTGCATTTCAAGATTGATTTCAGGGATATCAATATCAGTACCTTCATTGATACCTGATGTTCCGTAACGTGTTCCTCCGAATGGATTTTTATCTTCGAAATCACCACGAGTGATATCAGATGGTTGTTTGCTATACTGCAATTTCAATCCTGGCGCTGCACCTGCGATTGCTGTTTGAATAGCCGTTGCTTGTGCTGTCGTTACAATGAATGATGCAGTGTAGTTGCTTGTGATTGAAGAGAATGCTTGAACTGGAACGATTTCCGTATTTGCCGAACCTGATAAGAATGACCAAGAACGAACTGCATATAAATCAGCATCGGTTGGTACGTTGATAGTTACTCGTTTGTAACTAGATAATGATGCAGAATAAACGCTATCAAAATTAACAAGACCTGCGTCAGTTATTGCACCTAATCCAGATCCTGTATTTGCTGCTGTTGAAGCTAAAGCTGCAGAAGACGTAAATGGAATTGAATATCCAAAACGACCTGCACCATAAAGACCACCTGCTGCGTCAGAACCAGTTGTAGTAACACCGAACATTGAATCTAATGCATTTGGATTACCATATGGATCACCCGTACGGTTGCTATTATCATCATCAAATCCTGGTACTGCTGTTCCGTATTTGAAATCTAAATAGAAAATAAGTCCTGATGGCAAGTTCATTGGCTGAACTGAAACGAATTCTTTTGCTGCAAATTCAGCGAAAATTCTTCTTACCAATGGAAGTGCTACACCAGCCCACTCTTCAGATCCTTGAGCTACACCTGTTTGTGATGCTTCTTTTACTAATTGACGTGCTTGATTTTCAAGCAATTGAGCCATACCCGCTCTTTCGGTTTCACCTCTAAGACCTTCTAGAAGTCCCGTTTTTTCCCATTTTGTTTGCAAAGCTTTTGCTTGATTTCTTTGTACGAAATCGTTAGTTTGCAATAAGTTTGAAATACTCATTTTTTTGTTTCCTTTTTTTTTAAATTTGTTATAGCAATCCTGCTAATTTTTTCCATCTGTCGGCTAATTCAAATCCTTCGTTAAGAATTGGAGCAGATTTAGGAGCTGTGGTTTGTGTTGCTTTAGAAGCATAAGACTCTTTTACTACTCTTTTCTTAGTTTCTGGACGTTTAAATGATTCAGCTAACGTACTAAATACTAATTTTACTTCTCTTGTATTACCTGCACGATCAAAGTTTTCAATTACTTTCATTTTTTGACCTTCAGACAATTCAAAATTGCGGAACAATTTGTTTGTGTAAAGAAGTTTTGCGTTTAGAAGATTTACTTCATTAATGATGCTAGTTAACTTTTTAACTGTTTTATAAGCTTCATCTAATTCATGTTTAGTTTCAGCTAACTCTTTTCCAGTTTTCGCAGTTCCATCTTCATCTTTTGCAGAAACATCACCTTCAGTTTCATAATCTTCTTCACGAAGAATAGCTTCAATGATCGAATCAATATCTTCTTCGATTTCTTCTTTTTCAGAATAATCGCCTTCCATTACTGTCTCGTCTTCAATATCCATTTCATCTTCTGTCGGCATATCAAGATCGCCTTCTAACTCACGAATAATAGATTCTAATTCTAAATCTTCATCATCCATACCGTAACCTTCATTGTACTCATCAGACATTTCTTCATCAGACATTGTTGCATCTTCAGCAGGAACTTCTTCTTCACCTGCTGCCGGCATTTCTTCTCTTGACATAATATCGAATTCATCAAATTCTCCATCACTGTTTACGTCAATTGATAAATCACCAACATCAGTTCCACCTAATTCTTCATCGCCACCAGCTTCTGCACCCATATCCATGTCCATCGGAACGTCAGCACCTAATTCTTCTTCGTCTTCTAATTCTTCAGACATTTTAGTAGCTAACATTCTTTCAAGGCGTGGAGCGAATGCTTCTTGCAAGGCGATCTTTGCGTTTGCTAATGCAGTTTCTTTAACAGCATTTGCATCAGCGATTGCTTGTTTTAGCAAATCAGATTTTGCCATACTTTTTTCTCCTTAAATTTTTGTTTTGGAAATAAGATTATTGAGAATCTTAATAGAAATTTTATATTCAATAGACGCTATATAGAATAGATTTGATAGCGTATTCTTTAATATATATGTGCTAGTTTGAAAAAACAGTAAAAAAGCCCCAACTTTTTTTGTTGAGGCTTAATTAAAAATTATTTTAAAAATTTTATTTGTTATGCAGATCTCGTATGTACTGCATATAAACTGCTTTAGATTTTTCAGATCTTCGCTGAACACATGGTTTAATGTATTCTTTACGATCTTTAGCTGACTCTAAAACATTAGATGATTTTACTTTTCGTTTCCATGTTTTAAGAGCAGCTGCTAAATCTTCTCGGGCTGTTCCGACAACATTTACTGCTAATGCGTTGCCAGGAACTACCATTTGGTGTTGTTTTTGTTTTTTACTCATATATTGATATTTGGATTTCTACGTCTTATTGGATTTGATGCAGCTTCGGGTGCTGGTGCTTGTTCTCCTCTAACATTAAATCGAAAATGTTTAACTTCTGGTTTTTGTGCTATGTATCCCTGAATCTTTTGTGATTCCAGAGCCGGATCTTGTCCTAATCGGAAATAAAAATATCCTACCTTACCAGATTTAGATATTTTACTAGTTACTACAGTAAAACCTTTTTTCTCAGACCATTGGCGAATTTCTGAAGCAACTGATTGAGCTTGTGATGGATCTCGCAGAACATATTCTACCCCACCTCGATAGTCAGTTATATTATTAACCAATTGGGCTTCATCAATTTCATCTGTTTCAATAAGGCCAGCATCTTTCATTGCTTTACCATATTTTTGTACAGCTTGTATACTTTTTTCAATTTCACCAGCTGGTAAGATTTTAGGAATATTCGACGTAGGTGTTACTGCTTCTCGTAATCCAAAAAAGTCTCGATACAATTTTTTAAGTTTATTCATTATATACCTTATTATAAGAATTATATATTACATTTCAAAGTAACGATTCAAATTTTGTCCAATATTTTCGTATGCCATAGACATTCTTTCTTGAAGCATTTTCATTTCTTTACAAGCATCTTCAAATATTTTATAATCTTCTTGCAAACGTTTACCTTCTCGTTTTAATGAAACTTGATCAAACCAATCTGATTTTTCAGTCATTACTCGCTGAGCCGATTCAACAATATTACGAACTCGTTCTACTATATGTTCTAAATCTCCTTTACCATATACAGATTCTCCTAATGCTGTAAAGTTTTTTATTTCTTGCATTACTGCTAATTTCTCATCTTTAGTCATTGGTTTTGGTTGATCATCCATCAATGTTTCGAGAATCATTTTTAAATTTGGAGTGTTCATATTATATCCTACATTTCCCATCTTCGCATAGTATAGATGTAATTGCATCATGTACTCCTGCGTATTTGTTTGTTTTTATGTTTTTATTTACTGATTCGTGCATATGTGTTGGTCGCATAAATGCTCCATGGGTAGATGGATTTGATACAAAGTCCCAACAAATTAATTCAAAGTCTTCTTGTACTTCTACAGCACTTTCATTGCGAAGTTCTTTAACTGATCCTAATCCTCTGCTAGAAATACCCAATGTAATTCCTGCTTTAAATAGTGCTTTAAGAATATTACCAGATGGCGTATCTAATACCTGAACTGCGCCTTTTAAATCATCACCATCCCACCATATTTTAAGTACATTGTGAGATACATTGTTCAAGTTAACAACAGATGATTCTGGATGATCTAGTTCTCCTAAAGCTCTATGCTGATCAATATATTCTTTTTGATAACGCATACATTCTCTTTGTAATATATGTTTTGGATATATACGACCGTTTTGATTTTTAGCTCCCGCTCTTTGTAAAACTCCTTGCACAACAAAACCACCTGGTATTCCATATGCAGCACCATTCGATTCTGTTAAAGAACCAATTGGTTTAAATGGCATATATTCTACTATAAGTTGTTTTGACATATTATTCCCCTAATGATCTAATTCGTTCTGATATTTTTATCAATTTTTCTGATATTTTTGATAATGCTTTATTTGTGCTAGGTCCATATGCTGAACTAGTTACCCCAGCTTCATTTTTCAACCTACTATTATAATTAACCAACGTTTCAATTTCATGAAGCTTTTTAGCAATTTCTTGTATAGTAGCTTTTACTTTTCGCTCTGGAGAAAGATTTTTATCTCCCGTAGCAAAGTCTCGATATCCTTCTATAAGCTTTTCATATTTTTGTTCTAATACATCTTCTACACGCAACGTTTTATGTTTTTTAGTTGCAATTCCTGGTGTATCGGTTTGGTCAACAGTAGGATATACATATATTCTATTTCTCCAATCTGAATCTGTTTCAGCAAAAGGGAATTTATCCATTCCTTCTTCTTCTTCCGATTCTGGACGCTGATATCTTTCATCTTTCATAGAATATCCAGCGCTGGTATTTACTGATTCATTTACACGTTTATATCCTAAAACTTCTACGGTATCATCATCTGCTTTAGCAAATGCATTTGGTGTTTGATATCCAGCAACACTACTCGTTGTACTAATTTCATCTATTTCGTCAGTATCACATTCGCATTGATCTATAGGTTTATCACACTGATCACAATATTCAGAAGATTCTAATACTATAAACTTTTTTTCTATGTCTCGTAGAAACGAATTCACTGAACCTCCTTTAATTCTCGAATTAAATCAAAATAACGTAACAATGAAAGTATGTGTGATTCTTTAATAGATTTCATATTTTCTACATTGCAAAGCATTTCTGATAATTTTTGTACTTTGATTTTTACAACTATATCTTCAATTGGTTTAGCTAGTTCAGACAATTGGGTTTTTATCTTTGGTATAATTGTTTGAACATATTTTCGAAGTGTCGCAGTATCATTAACGTGTGTAATGTATTTATTTAAAAGTTGTTTTTGCGATTCATCTAATCCAGAATATTTTTCATTGAATTTATCAACTAAAAGTTTATATGTAAGTAAACGTACCTCACGCGGCTGTGATTCAAAATGTTCTAGTACCGGGTCTTTCTTAATTTGTTTTCTTTCGACAATTAAACCACTTTCGATAATAGCTTGTTTACATTCTAATAATTGTTTTGGATTATCCGTTTCTTCATATTCAAAAATCATGTTGATTGATGCTAATACTTTATAGTTATTAATATGCATCTTAGACATATTATCAAAAACAAATTTTTCTGATATTTCTTTTACTAGATTGTATCGTTGTCTTTTTAGTACACTTTGATTTAATTTTGCATGTGCTGCTTTTACAGTTCGTATATAATCCAATGCCTGTGCTTCACTTTTAAATTGCTCTTTTAATAAAGTATTATATAATTGTAATTCTTTAGATAATTCTGTATTTCGACCGAAGTAGTTTTTTATAATATCTACGGTTGTAGATTTATTTGATGACAATGTTTCAGACGTTAATTTTCTAACTAACATTTCAAATAAAATACCAGTATTCTTATACTTTGAATGTTTTAGTTTTTTCATACGAACATTTTTCGTTTTATTTTAAATAAATATGTTTACTTTTATAAAATATTGTTTTCGTCCAGAATTGTTCCCGAATCTGGATCTGTGCTACCATCTAATTTAAATGTTTCTGTAATTATTCCTGTAGTCTTTTTTGTTGGCATATTTTTTAAAATACTTTCAGCCCGGACCGATGTTTGTATCGGTTTGAATTTAGTAGTGTCTGGTTGAAATGTTGTTTTTTGATTTTCTGGATTGAATGCTTGATCTATTTGTTTAGTTCCCAACGGATCCCATCCGAATGCATTCTTATGTTGTCCAAATTTAATACCTTCTGGTGGTCGACCGCCTTTATCTTTTTCTTCAACGTCATTACTAGACATATGTAATGATGCCATATCATGTGGGGTTCCATATGATACGCCAGTTACTGTAGGATCATTTCCTTCTTGTTCAATTTGATTTTGACGGAATCTCAATTTAAGATCTTCAATAACATTGGTTCTTTCTTGCAACCATTGTTCTTCAGACATATTGAAAATAAATTCATAAATGTATTTGTCGGATACTAGTTTCAAGTCTTTCATTGTGTTTGCTAAATTAACTTTTTCAGTCATTAAAGCAACTTTTTGTTGATCATAAATAATTGATGGAGCTGTTAATTCTAATTCAAATCCAACTAAATCCTCTCCTTCAAATCCTTGTGCATATAAATGCACAATTGCTATTTTTGCTAACTCAGATGCAGCAATTTTTTGTATGCGTTCAATAGTTCTAGCAAAACGAATATCCATAGATGCTAACGTAGATTTACCTTCTACTCCTTCATCATAACCTAAAAATGGTTTAGGTATTTTTAAAGCAGCCATCATTTTATTTTTAATATATTCAATATCATCCATTCCTGTGAAAGTCATTCCTGGTAATGTATCGATTGCAGTAGAAGATTGTCCGCCGCGGACCGGTAAATAATAATCTTCTAACATGTTATTAATATTAAACTTTAAATCATAATTACCTGTTTTAGGATCTACATAAGGAATTTTTTTCATTTTAGTAATGATCTGTTCCATGAATGTATCAACTTCGTTTGGCGGAATATTACCAATATCAATTTTAAAAATACGTTTTTCTGGCGCTCTCATTATACGATGTATAAGCATCGCATCTTCCATCATCATTAATTTTTGAAATTCTTTACGAGCTCCTTCTAACATGGATCTACCATATGGTAAAAAATTAGAATCAGAAAGCATACGGAAATGTGCTATTTCAAATACATCATATCCTTCTTGATTGTTTGCTACATGTTTAAATTTAATTTCATATTCACCGGTTACTTCATTATATTCTTCCCAACGTTCCATTTCGTAACTTGAAAATGGTCGGGCATTAATAATTCCTATCTCATCTGCAATATCTAACTTTAAAAAGAAATCACCATATTTGGTCATGTTACGTATCCATGTCCATAGATTAAATTCTATATTTAATACATCATAAAACAAATTATAAAGTATTTTTTGTACGCGAGTATTATTTGTACGAATAGTTAGTATTTCACCAAATTGATCTGCTAATGTAGACTCATCTGAATATATGTCTAATGCCGAAGAAATAATAGGATCGCGGTCCATCATTTCATAATCGGCATAAAGCTGCATACGATTCTGATGCATATAGTAATTAGAATCATATCCGCCCATTCCACCAACACGGTGTTTATTTGCCCCATGTAGACGTGTATATCGGTCTGCTACTTTAGTTTGATTCAAGTTACCAACACTTTGTAATCGATTCGTATCGACTACCCGTAATCGATCTTTACCATAGGCTCTTACAATTACATTAGTGCTAAATAAATTTTGTAAACGTTTTCTTAATGACGCCATATTTTCTTTTTAATATAAATATAAGCAATTACAGAACCATGGCGATTTTTAACGTATTAACCAAGTTAAGTCTTGATCTCCGTCGCCCGGGTTCCAATTCCATCCAGAATCGGTACGTCCATTTTTACCTGTATATATAACTTCTGAAGATTTTTGAAATTGTGAAAGAGCTCGTTTATTTAAATCAATTCCTTGTTGGCGAAGTTTTAGTGCGGTGTCTCGTAACCACAATGAAATAGCAAATGCCATTACTAAATCATCATTATATCCTTGCTGTGATTGAGCTTTTCCATTAAGCCAAACAAATACTAATAATTCTTGTATAAGTCGACGGCTACGTATAACCGGTGTTTTTTCTCGCATATACATTTCTAATGCAGATATCATTAATGGTCTAGTACGAGATGTAGTTGATACACCCGGAACCATTTGTGACTTATCTTTTACGTCATAGCCTTTTTTCAATTGAACATCAGCATCAGTATATCCATCGTCTTTATATGTATAATGTAAATTTGGATATCCTCTATCTAATACTGGTTGTATTGCTGCCCATCCAATATTGGCATTTTCTATTGCTAGCAATGCATTGTTCCATTCTGAAGCTACAGTTACTAACATGTTACCAAAATCATTTGGAGGTATCTTGCCTTTATATTCAGCTACTTGTCGTACCGATTCTACATCAAATACATGAAATGCAGAAAAGTCACCTCCATCACCACGAGCAACGTCAGCTACAACCATATAATCTTTTGCATAGTCCGGGTATTCCCATATCCAATATCCGTGATCAAATCCACGTTTTTCTATAGGCTCTTCGCACTTAGATTCATATTCTAATAATAATGGACCGTCTACTACAGTATGACCTGAACTAACAAAGTCACAGTCACATTCTTGTGCCGCTCCTCGTTCTCCTAATAATTTTGTTTGTTCATCACGCCACGATTGATCTCGTTCTGGATGTACGGTCCAATGCAATTTAATTGTATGGAATCCATTTATATCCCCTTCCGCATCTGCCCAAGTTTGATGAAACCAGTTACCAACACCATTAGGAGTAGATAATACAATTGCACCACCACCTGTTGATAATGTTGCTTGTGAGGCAATCCATATTTCTTCGATATTTCGAATAAAGGCAGCCTCATCTACAATTAGCAATGATAACGCTTCTGAACGTGCCCCTGTGGTTGCAGATGATACAGCTTTGATTTGTGAGCCGTTTTTAAACTTTAATGATAATTTGTTATCAGCTTC